ATGCTAAACAACGTAACGGATTGTCTAATACGCTTGATCAACTTAATCAATCACGCTATGAAATCCAATCAACTATTAATCAACTTAATTTTGATAAGGTTAATGGTCAAATAGATAAGTATTCTGATTTAATTGGTGGAGTTGAAAATTCTCTTGCTAAAAATAATTCGCAAATTGAATCAATGGAAAAAGGTACTCTTGAATATACGAATGCATTACAAGAACAAATTGAACATGAAGAGTATAAACAAACGTTACTCCATAAAGAAGCAGAAGATTTGCGTGACCAATTGGCAAGTGGAAAATTAAATGAGAAGCAAACGGAAGAAATCAAGGATGAGGTAAGCAGATTGAAATTGACTTGGTTGGATGTAGCAAACGTTATTGATAGTATTAGTTTTGATATACTTAATAGTATATCAGAGAAGTATTCTGATTTAATAGGTGGAGTTGAAAATTCTCTTGCTAAAAGTAATTCGCAACTTGACTTAATGGAAAAAGGTACTCCTGAATATACGAATAAATTACAAGACCAAATTGAAGACGAAGAGTATAAACAAACGTTATACCATAAAGAAGCAGAAGATTGGCGTGAACAATTGGCAAGTGGAAAATTAAATGTGAAGGAAACGAAACACGCCAAAGATGAGATAAGCAGATTGAAATTGGCTGGATTGGATGTACAAAACGATATTAATCAACTTAGTTTTGATAAGGTTAATAGTGTAACAGAGAAGTATTCTGATTTAATAGGTGGAGTTGAAAATTCTCTTGCTAAAAATAATTCGCAACTTGACTTAATGGAAAAAGGTACTCTTGAATATACGAATAAATTACAAGACCAAATTCCAATCCTTGAGTATAAACAAACGTTACTCCATAAAGAAGCAGAAGATTGGCGTGAACAATTGGCAAGTGGAAAATTAAATGTGAAGGAAACGAAAAACGCCAAGGATGAGGTAAGCAGATTGAAATTGGCTTGGTTGGATGTAGAAAACGCTATTGATAGTGTTAATGACTCTATAAAAAGTGAAATTGTCGATACTTTATCTAAAATGAAAAAGGAATATGTAAAAGGTCTAGAAGAAGAATCAGAGATTAAGATAAACGACAAGTTAGTAGAAACTGTAAAATCTTTTTCTGAAAAACATGATATTGAATTGTTAAAAGATGTTAATCCAGAAGATTACTCTATTGATAAAGTTATGGAAGGTATAAAAGATTATTATGATGACATAATTGACAAGCAACAAATTGATCTAGATCAATTAGATGAAAAAATCGAAAAAGAAAATAGACTTAAACAAATTCGTGAAATCAACAAAGAAATCAATGATGTTAAGAATGACAAACGATTCTCCTATATCACTGAATCGGGTGAAGAAATATTAACCTACGATAAGGCTAAAGTTGCTGAATTAGAAAAACAAAAAGACGAAATGTTGCAACAATTTGAACGTGAAGATCTTAAACAGGCTATCCGAAGTGAGATAGATAGATTGGAAGAAGCGAAAAATGATAAGGTTGATATTCTTCAGGAGGAATTAGATGAAACTAAAGAACATTATGATAAGTTAATTGTCGAAGAGGAAAAGCGTTGGGAAGAATTGGCTATTGAAGTTGATGAAGGGACAGCTACTTTTCAGGATGTATTAAATACATTTTACACTGATAGTGGTAAGAATTTGTCTAATTATGTTACTGATGTACAATCTAAGACAAAATTAATTGAAGAAGCATTTTCATCTATGCAGAATGCTCAAAGTAATATTAGTCAAATGAAATCCAACGCATCTGATTGGCAATCTGCAAGCTCATCTGAACGTAAACAACTAGAATCTGCTAATCAACAACTTGGTAAATCATTAGGTGCTACTTACGACTCTGTTACTGGAAAATGGTATAAAGATGGAGTTCCCCTATTTCATGATGGTGGAATTGTAGGTAAATCAACGTCAAGGCTGACTCAATTGGCTGATAAATTATTCAATACAAAAAGTAATGAAGTGTTAACGAAACAAGTTGTCGGAGAGTTAAATATTCCACCTAAGAATATTCCTAATGTGTTCAATAATATTAAAAGTTTGGTCGGTTCGTTAGGAACAAATAGTCAAACACCTAGTATTGCAACAGAAAATAATTATAACTTTAATAATATGACAATCAAATCAGATAATGCAAAAGACTTCTTTAAAGATATACAAATGTTTGTCCGTATGAATAGTAAAGGGTAATTGGAGGGGCTAACCACCTTTCCTATTTTTAATTTCGGAGGTGAAACATGTGGCAATGATAGGATTGGATGCATTTGGAATTAACTCATTCAGATCGTACTCTCCAGCAGTTCGAGATATTCAATATATGGAACTGAAAAATGGTATTTATGATGAGGTACATATAAGAGAAAAAACTACAAATGTAGATAAATCAAATATAAAACAAGATTGGCAAATCGACACATTGCTATTGGCTAAGTTTATGGAAGATTTAGAAGCTGGAAATATCAATAATGAAGGCATTCAGATTGCTAATTTTGTTATTAAAAGAAGAAAGTTAAATGAGATTCGAAGTGTAACGTTAGGATATAAGAATTTCGTCAATAACAACCAATTTGTATATGAAGATTATACACAAACAAATGATGAGTTTATTTATAGTATTGTACCTGTAGGAGAAAATGATCTGGAGGGTCGAGAAAATTCTCTCATTGTAAAATCAGATTTCTCAGGGTGGTTCTTAGTTGACAGAAGTGAAAATGAAGTCCTTCCATTTGATAAATTTATTAGCGGAAATGGTAGTACGGTAAGCACATCATTAAATCAAAGTAGAACACAAATAGACACATTGACTAAGTACCCAAGTTTCTTCTATTCTGATCAGGAATATCATGAATTTCAACTACAAGCTACATTTATTCCTGAAGAATGGCAACGTAGTGGTAATCAATATGAAGATGTGTTAAATCAATTTATACGTAGTCATAAACCATTTCTTGTCAAAGGTTCTAGTGGAGAAATTTATGTAGCAGACGTGCATACTCCGTCTAAATCTGCACCTTCTAACACTTATGGTGGATATGACTATATGGAATTAACAATTAATCTAACTGAAATCATGGACTATGACGAGTATATGGAATCGGTGAAATAAGGAGAAAAAATATGATAAGTTCTAGTATTAATTTTAGGAATGCCATGCTTTCTCCTCAAAAGACATTATATATCAAAATCGAAATTTTTGATTCACAAATGAGTTACATAAAAGAGATAACTAAGCAAGTCAAAGATGATTTAGGCTCATTGAAAATTGATGGTGATTCCCCTATTCGAAGGTCATTTAAATTAACATTGGACAATAGTTTAGGCGAGTTTATATTCGGTGAGAACAATTTGATTTGGATAGATAAAAGACTAAAACTTTATGTAGGGTTGAAGGCTTGGAATAGTGGAATTGAATATGTTCCACTTGGACTGTTTGTATTAACTGACCCTGAAGATAACCATACATTGGAGGGCAAGGATACTACAATTAATGCAGTCGATAAAGCATATTTTTTAACTGGCAATAGAGGAAAATTTGTTAATGAACAAATAATAGAAACTGGTGCAAAAATAACAGATGCTATCAAGACCATTGCTTCACAAGTTGGAGAGAAGATGTTCAACTTTGACAATGTGATTGACACTGTTCCATATGAATTAACTTATAGTGGTGACAGTAATCGTTGGGATGCGATGAAAGAGTTAGCAATTTTGGCTAAATGTACTCTATTCTACGATACATACGGATATTTGAGGTTGAAAAAAATAGATTTGAATAAATTTGAAACTGAGCCTTCCGTATGGGAGTACAAATATGGCAGTCCTAGTGAAAAACTATATGCAGGAAATATTCGCCAATTTAATGATAGTAATTTAGCCAATCATATTCGAGTTTTAGGTGGGAGCAGCGATACTGCTGAAGTCATTTATGATTTAATTGTTGATGAAGACGACCTCGTGTATGGAGATTTATGGACGGACAATCCCTACTCTATACAAAAGATTGGACAAGTGACATACTTCCATAATAATTCCAACCCAGATTCTTTAATCACAAATGAGGACGAAGCTAAATGGAGAGCTAAATTTGAATTAATGAACCGTTTAGGATTTATCGAAAACGTGTCATTGACAATTTCCCCCAACTATTTACATGATGTTGATGATGTCATATGGATACAAGATGAAGAGAATGGAATTGATGGTAGTAAATATTTGATTAAATCAATCGACTTACCCCTCTCCCCCTCTACTATGAATATTGATGTACTAAAATATGAAAGAGTTCTGGAAAATTGGGATTTTATATAGGTGGTGTACTATGAACGATAAACAAATATATAAAATGATTAAAGATATAGTAATTGAAGTGTTGTACGATAATGGAGTTTTAAAGGGTAACTGGCGATTAGGTAAAGTTGACACAGTTATCAGTGATAAGAAGTTGACAGTATTTGTAGATGGCAATACACGATCTCAAACTATCTCATGCAATCCTGATATCACATTTGTATCAGGTGATTATGTATGGATCGTTAATATAAATGGTAGCTCACAAGATAAATTTGTCATTAGTAAGCGAGCAGTATAGGAGGTT